TAATTCTTTGATTACATATTCTGGTGAAGAAGACCATATAACCTTTTCTGGTGCATGATCAGGATTAACACTGCTGATGATAAGGTCTGATAATTTTAGAGGGTATCTATCCTGGTCAGATAAGCTTGTATCAAGCATAAACTGTAAAGAAAACCCAGAACGGCCGTAGGAGGCCTCTCGTTCCATCAGATCTATTGATGAGAACCTATCAGGGTCAACAGGATCTTTAGGCTTTACAAGCTCTTCTGACAGCTTCTGAGCTAACTTGGGAGCTAATCTATCTCCATAGTTGTTTTTAAGGTCTGGATAACGTGCAGTCCATATGCGTGTGGTATATCCACGTTCTTCTAGTGTCAGATATAAAGATTGTTCTGTTTGTGGTGTTCCTAGAAAGGTTATTTTGCCGTTTGGTTTGAGGATGGCATCAAATTCTTTTACAGCTTCACTTAACTTGTCTCTCATCGGTTGGGTAAAGCTGTTATTTGGTACTTCTACATCATCAGCTATAACTTCATCTGCTCTACTACCAGCCATCTGTCCTAGAACACCCTGAGACTTTACAGAAGGGGCATGATCAGCAGATGCAGGCCCAACATCAAAACTTATCTTAGAGTTCCTCTGAGTGTCTTCTGGACGCAGTGGAGCTAATATCGGCATCTCATTGATCAATCTCATAGTAAAAGTAGAGAAATTATCTGCTCTGTCCTTACTTGCAGAGACAACAAGGAACTTCAGCTGTGGATTCATTCGTAGTTTCCATACAACATAGGTAGATGTAATCCAACTTTTACCCACCCCTCTAAAGGCTTGTATGATCTTTCTACGAGGGCCATGTTGTAAATACTCAGCTATGTCTAATTGAACTGGTGTAGGGTCAGGTAGGTTAAGATGACGCCAGGTAATGATCAGAAAATATCTAAAGTCTTGTAGTTTCTCAGGAAGTGGTTGCATAAAGATCTTTTACTCGTTGTAGAGGAATGGCAGCAACAGCAGGGACAATACTATTGCCTAGTGCTTTAAGTCTGTCCACCCGATTGGATAACCCATCATCTCCTCTACAAAGTGTGGGTTTAGATTTGTATCCTTTCCAGTTTGGGTTGAGCGTGATTCCACTATTACGCCAGGTAAACGTCCTTTTTTTGCTGCTTTCTTGTAATTCATATTCTCCCCTGAGTCCTTGTAGTCTCTTGCTGTTGGGGTAGGTAAGCTCTGTAGTTTGTTGAATAGTTGTACTGTTTCTGGATTCACTGCTTCTCTGAGATTGGCAAGATTGGTTCTGCCTTTCCTGTGTTTCGTCACTTGTTTCACCATTGAATCTACACTCCTCTGAGGAAGATGATCCATTGTCGTTGGTGTTGGAAGTATTGATACTGCATCGCTCAGTTTCACTCCCCATCTTTCTCCCTTCTGATTTTCTCTGAAGAAGCTGCCGTTCTTGTGTTGAACATTTTTCGCTACTCCTCCCTTCCCATCCGATGCTGTTGGGGTCGGTAATTGTGATACTACTGTTTCCAAGTTTGGATATTGATGATTCTTTATTGACGGAAGATTCAAATTTGCTGCCATTGCTTGATTGGCTCTTGGGGTAGGCAACGAGCCACCATCTGCTGCGTCTATGACAGGCTCCCAAAGAACTTGCTGATATAACTGCCCATTCTGCATCATACCCTGCTTCGGAAAGTTCCCTGAGAACGATGTCCAACCCTCTATTAAGGATCGCTGCCACGTTTTCCAAGACAACGTATCTGGGTCGTACCATGCGTATGACTCTGATGAGTTCGTAAAATAAACCTGATCTGGTTTCTTTGGTAATACCTTTTTGAAGACCTGCAACTGATATGTCTTGGCAGGGGAATCCTCCAGTAATAATGTCAAACTCTCCAGATTTAGCTGTGAATGTTGTGATGTCGTCATGGATGGGAACGTGTGACCAATGTTTGTTAAGAATTTTTTGGCAGTAAGGGTTGATTTCTATAAACTGAGTTGTTTCAAAACCACCTACAAGTTTTTCAGCAGCGTAGCTAAAGCCACCGATACCTGCAAAGGTATCTAAAAGTTTCATAGGCTATCTTTCTATACTGGGAATCACATCAAGGTCTGGAAGGTTTGACATGAGATCTTCCATAGGACTTTTCTCTGTTGGGATACATTCAATACCATTATCCTTGAGAAGTTGTCTAGCTACGTTCAGATCACCAGGTTTTGCATCTCCACTTTTAACCTTGTCTAACAATTCTTGTATGAGAACTGTATGAAGGTGTTCTAATAATTCTAATTTATTTGCTTTTTCCATAGTTAAAATGTTCTTGAAACCAATATACCTTGTTTTAGAAAATTATGCCTATCAAAGCAGTAGGACAAAGATTTCAAGTTGATGATCGTGTTGTAAGAAACCATACGATTGGATACACAGGAGGTAAATATAAACGATACGAAGGAACAGTCTTAGAAGCTTTTGCAAAGACAAATAAGGTTGGTGCTAGTCAATACTATTACAAAGTAAAATGGGATGATAAAAGGTCATCTGAACACGCTCAACATAGTCTTAAATCTGTCGAGTAAAGTTTTTCTTGTTTTAAACTTTTTCTTTTTCTGCTCAAGGTTTTTTGTTCTGTGATGTTCTGATATTTCATAGCGTATAAGTTTTTCATTTATCTCTGAGATACGTTCTATGGAAGCCATTATAAGAAAATCCTGTAGTCTATTTTCTTTTATCAGTTCAAGACAAATTTCTCTTACGACAGCGTTAGGCATGTCTCTAATTTCTCTTTTTCTGATTTCAATTTCTAGTTCTACTTCGGCTGGTGGTTTACCAACAAGAACATCAAAAAACTCTTTGTGGTTCATTTACCTGGGAATAATGCCTGTTCCAACATATCGCATAATTTATCATCAACATCATTGTCTGTTTTTTCTACACAAGCACGAACGAGATCTAAGGCAAGTTGACGAATTGCTTTAGATTTGAGAAAGGTGAGAAGGATGGGTCTTAAGATTGCAATCATAGGATTTGTTATATACTTTCCAATTATGTATATATTTGCTAATTTTGGCTTGACTCCTCACACAAGTCAATAAGCCCTATTCCCCCAAAGTAGGGTTTTCTATCTTCTAGGTTTAAGTTCTACTACAGCAAGTTCTACTTCTTTTAGCCTATGAAATACTTCTCTCATATCATCGTGCATAGTGTCAATTTTATCTGAGAGTAATTCAATAGCAGTTGTATTTCTTACAAGATCATCTCTTGATTGTCTTCCTCTGTAGGAAATAGAACCAACAGAAACAAAACAAGCTGTTAGTAAAGCTCCACCTACTGCTGCTACTACTTCTATCACTTTTCAAAGCATTTATCTATGCCTATTATGACAGAAAACAAGAACATGGACGAACAGAAAAAGCCTAATCCTCTTCAAAGACTTAAAGAGAACATCACAGATAAAGAAGAACAATTAGCTTTTATTTCAGTTGTAGTAAGGCTTGTTGTAGTTGGATGGAGTGGTTTTATAGTTTCTTTAAACTATATAACAATACCTGGATACAGCACAGAACCAAAAGATATAACCTTTCCTGCTTCTCTTCTAACAGGTGCATTAGCTAGTTTTGGTTTAGAGGGTGCAAAGAAACGTGGTGATGGAACATATAAGAAGGAAGATAAACCATTAAACAAGAAAGAAGTAGAACAGTTACTAGCTACACAATCAGGTGGGTTTCAAACTATTAGAATAGAAACTCCGATCAAGATACTTGGTGCGGAAGTTGTTGACAAAAAAGAGGACAAAAAATGAAAAAATTAATTCCGCTTTTACTTTTAGCTTTTAGTCCTGCTTCTTACGCAGATATAACTCAAAAGTTCACAACATCTGCACAGATCACTGTAGATATGCCATATAGCGTTACAAATAAACTTGGTACTACTTATTCATTATCAGGTAATAATATTACTCCTTCTGTAACATCTGGAGGATCTACAACCTCTGGAGCTATCGGTGGTTTAAATGTTGGATCTTTAACTGCTGGCGTTCCAGCTTTGATTCAAACTGACAAGGCAATTACAAGTGCTGGCTCTGCTTTCTCTCTTACAGAATCAGTAACTATGGGAGATGCTACACCATCTGCTATTACTCCATCATCAGGGATCTCTGCACTGCCTCATCTTGGAGGACAGACAACAGTAGGATCAGGTGGTACAGCAGGTAGTTTAGGTATGACCAGTTTATCCAGTGGAGTGCATACTTGCACA